GGGGGGGGTGCTTCTTTTGCCCGAATGCCAGCGACGGAGAGTTGCGGCACCTGCGAAAGCACCACCCGGAACTATGGGCCGAAATGATGAAGATTCAGATGGACCCGGAAACGGTGAGGCCGGGAAAATTTCGAGTTTTCGAGGGGTTGCAGGACATTGAAAGAAATTTCGAGTTAGAAGAAAATCAGATCAGCTTTTTTGATTTCACATAGAAAGGAGTGGTCAACATGGGAACGCCTTACCGGGAATGCCCGAATTGTGGGGCGCATTTGGACGCGGGCGAACTTTGCGATTGCAGACGGACCGAGCGGGAGCCGCGCCGCCCGGAGCAAGAGCCGCGGAAGCCTATGCGCCTTATGGCGATTTGCCGCGAAATTGACAAGGACACGGGAAGAATTGCCGTCTATCCCCTGAAAATGGAGATTGACGACCGGATTTTGGGAGCCTTGAAAGTTCGGGCAACGATGAACCCGGAATTGCGGTATTTCGTCCTTGTGTCGGCGCGCTGGGAAAAGTACGGGACCGTGATTGCGGGAATTCTGAAACGCCGGAGCGTCACGCGGGCAGACGTGGACAACATCGGCGGAATTGTGGAGTTGTGAACGGAGGTTGCACGAATGGAGCGGGACAACCTGATAGAACAGGCGCAGGCATTGAACGCCGCAGTTGCCGTTATCAAAGAATATTGCGACGGCAGGACGGCGGACGACGCTTGCCGAAAGTGCCTGTTCCGCGATAATTGCGGCGGGGAGCCGTACACATGGGGGGACGTAGAGCCATGACACAGGAGCGGGAACGGATTTTGCAGAAGATCAAGCGGGTTCAGGCGTTGGCCGAACGGGGCGTTGCCGGGGAACAGGAATCCGCCGCGGCAACCCTTGACCGCCTGATGAAGCAATACGGAATCACGGAAGCGGAACTGGAAGAAGAACGCCGGGAAATGGAGTGGTTCAGGTACAAGACACCCATTGAACGGAAGTTGCTTTTGCAGGTGATCTATTCCGTGACCGGGCGCGCGGCTTATGGTTGCGTAGGGAAATACACGGGGCGAAAGCGAAAGCAAGTCGGGATTGAATGCACCGCGGCGGAACGGCTGGAAATTCAATTCGACTATGATTTTTTCCGCGAAGCATTGGAAGAGGAAATGGACAGGTTCTTTTCTGCGTTCCTGATAAAAACGGGATTTTCCCGCCGGAG